GTAGAGCAGGCTATAGAGTGTGTTGGAGCGGTCGGGGGTGATGATGGCCTCCATGCGCATAAGTCAACCAAGGCTTCTACCGAAGTCGCCTCGCTATTAGGCTTTATAGTGAAGGCTGACGTTAAAACGCTTTCAGACCCGGTATCCTTTCTGGGTCTCGTCAGATTTGACGAGGATTGTTATGTTTACGATCCTAGGCGGTTTGTGTCAAAGTTTAGCTCCTCGTCCACAGGCTCAAATGTCCCATGGAAAGAGGTGGCGTACCGTAAGTTCGAGCCATACGCTAAGATGTATCCTCATGTACCACTTATCGGCACTGCGTCCCGTGCAGTTCTGAGATGTTTGAGAAACAGTGGTTTCAAAGGACCGTCTGAGAAATATGACTTCATAGCTAGAGGTATGAGTGGTTTTATCGTTTCCCAAACACTAGGTGGTGAACCTATGATGGATTGCACGACTGATCAAGGCAGGCTGTTTGGCTATATAGCAGACCGTCTTGGTATAACAGTCGCGATGCTTGAGACGATTGATTCCGCTTATAAGAATGCTAAGTCATTTAAGGATTTTCCTTCTCATGTGTTGAGTGTGGATCGGAAAGAATTTAAGTACCCCACCATGTTCCAGGGCAACATTTATGCAGGCGGTAACGCCCCCGCGGAGAAGGTCGATAACACAGCAAGTTCAGCAGTTATTACTCGACCAGGAACGTCTTTAACTTCCCGAACAAAACAAGATGCAAGCAGCGAAAACAAGCAGAAGAAGCCGCGGCCAGCCCGCAAAAGGAAAGGCTCAGACAGCCGGAAGAGCGAATCCGGTGGCTCCAGCGCAGGTGATACTTCAGACACGTCCTTTGACGACTGGAGGAAGAGCCAAACGCAGGACTCGCCGTACTCGTTCGGCTCGTTCTAAGCCTGGGGTGTCTTTGACCCCCGCAGGCATGGCTTTCGCAAAGTGTGTTACCTCACCTAATGACTTTGCGGTAGACAATTTTCAAGGTGTGCCCGATGAATATGATGGCCGTGTTTTGGCCAAGAGACACATGTTTGTCGGGGCGTGCCCCGTCTCCAATTCCACTACTGATACGTACATTTTCTTATTGCCTATACCTGGTATTGCTTACTGGACAGGAACAAGGACTGCAGGATCCGTGGCGGCGTTCAACCTTACTCCCGTGGCTTATTCAGACAACGCTACGCTTTTCCCAGCGTCGTCAGAATCCACCATCGTTACTGAGTTTAGGTACGCTTCCAATGTGGTAGAGATAGTCCCAACAGTGAATCAGATGACTTGGGGTGGATCGATTGAGGTGTTTAAGTTTCCGATAGGTGAAGGCAAATCTGTTAATGCCTCCGACCTTTACACTATCCTTTTACAAGGTTTAGATGTTGCAAACTCAACCAGACCCGATTCGGTCCTCCCATTCAATCATGGGGTTTATTCCGTCACTAGTTGCCTATCTAATGCCTGTGATTTCGTCCCTATTGCCTCCAACACTCCGTACTCTATTGTTACTGCTCCGGTCACCTCGACTGCGAACATTAACTTTACGTCCGCGAGCATTAATTATGTTGGGTTGGGCAAACAGGAAGGAGTCATGATTAAGATCCCCGCCACAGCAGCCAGCAATACAGCTCTCATAAGAACTTGGTCGTGCGTTGAGTATAACGTTTCGTCCAATTCCGTACTTTATGAGTACTCGCACATATCCCCTCCGTGTGACCTAATGGCCCTCTCTTTGGTCAAGAAGTTCATCAAGGAACAACCCGCTGGTGTCCCATTCTACGACAATGAGTCCTTTTGGAGGACTTTTCTAACATGGGTACGAAACATCAGTGGGCCCCTTCGTGTTCTACCTGGGCCGGTCGGTGAAGTTGCGAGAATAACGAATCTTATCAGTGAGACCGTCTTACCGTACACGTCATGAGTGACCCTCTGTATATGAATGAAGAGTGTTTTAATCGTTTTATCTTCGTCAGATATTTAATCTAGGAAGATGCGTATGTGGGCTAACCCACCGCACAAAACCAGAACATAAAATCCGAAAACACTTAAGATATACAAGGCGCTCATTTCATTAGTAGCTTGAAGTAGCACAGCGACCCTGCTAGTAGGAGTAAACTAGCCAACAACAATAGAGTCTCTATGATTGTTGTTGTCCCAAGAGTTCTAAAACGTAGAGATTTGCCTGGTGGCAAGGCTGTTTTCACACAACAGTTACTGTGGTTCGATTCCACCGTCCCCGATTGCACTATCTTTTATTAGTTGGTGTGATTGGGAGCGCAACGAAACATCAGTGGGCCCCTTCGTGTTCT